ATATGAGCTTGCACTGAAGATTGCAGGCAAAGTCGATAGCTCACTTAAAAAAAGCTGCCTCGCCGCTGCGAAAGATGTCAACACACTGAGCGCAAGCGTGCAAAAGGTCAGCGGCAAAGCGGCAAAGGCTATGGCAACAGCTACGAGCGCCGCTATCACCGCAATCACTGTTGATGCCGCAAAAAAGGCGATCGAGTTTGAAAGCACTATGGCCGACGTTGCTAAGGTCGTTGACGGACTGCGCGATCAAAACGGCGCATTCACCAAAAGCTACTATGAAATGTCCGACGCGCTGCTGAACATGTCCAAAAACATCCCCATGACCGCGGATGCGCTGGGGCAGATAATGGCCTCGGCAGGACAGGCGGGCATTGCGTCGGAGGATCTTGCAAAGTTCACCGAAACCGCTGCAAAAATGGGCGTTGCGTTCGATACCACGGCCGAGCAGGCCGGTGAGTGGATGGCAACATGGCGCACGGCCCTCAATCTTTCACAAACGCAGGTCGCAGCGCTGGGCGATCAGCTCAACTATTTGGGCAACACCACATCCGAAAACGCGCTGAAGCTATCAGAGGTCGTCACACGTGTCGGTGCACTGGGTCAGACTGCCGGTCTGTCTGCCGGTGAGGTCGCGGCGCTGGCTGCGTCCATGCCCGGCGTGACTGCGGAGATCTCCGCGACCGGTATAAAAAGCATGATGATCGCCATGACCGCCGGCGCATCGGCCACATCAAAGCAGGCCGCCGTTTTGCAGCAGTTGGGCTTTACAGTATCCGACATGGCAAACCGCATGCAGACGGATGCCAAGGGCGCGATAATCGACCTTTTGGGCGCAATAAAGCAGCTGCCGGCAGCCGAGCAGACTGCGGCGCTTAGCCAATACTTCGGCAAGGAAAGCGTTTCGTCCATAGCTCCGCTTCTGAAGAATCTCGGCTATCTTCAGCAGCAATTTGCCAAGGTCGGAGATGCTGCGGCATACAGCGGCTCCATGGAAGCGGAATACGCCGTGCGCGCCGATACAACGGCAAACAAGCTGCAATTGATGCAGAACAAGCTGGCTGTGCTGCAGGTGCAAATAGGCAACAAAATCCTCCCCTATGTCAATGACGCGCTGGATGATCTGTCGGCAAATGCGCTGCCGAAAGCGGAAAAGACCTTGGGGTTTATTATTCCCAAGGTTGCAAAGCTGTTGGGCTTTATGCTTGAGCACAGCAGTGCACTGATCAATATCGGATTAGGGATCACTGCTGTAGTAGGGATAAGCAAGACCTTTAAAGCCGTATCGACCGCCTACAAGGGAGCAACGGCCGCGGTCAAGCTTTTGAGAGCAGCGCAGCTTAAAACCAAAACAGCAACAATTGCCCTGACGGCACAAACCAGGGCACATACGTTTGCCATGAGAGCCAGTGCCGCCGCGAGCAAGGCCGCTGCCGTTGCTTCAAAAGCATTCCGCGCCGGTCTTGCATTTGTAACAAGTCCGATAGGCATTGCAATCTTGGCTATAACAGCACTTATCGCCGCAGGCGTATGGCTGTATAAAAACTGGGACACCGTCAAGGCAAAGGCCGCACAGCTCGGCGCGAAGATCAGCGGAATTTGGACGAAGATCAACACCGCCGTCACAACGGCAATAGCAGCGATATCCTCGCGTTTTCCGGCCCTCGGCGCGGTTCTGTCCGGCCTGTGGAAAAGCGTACAGGATGTTTGGGGCAACATAAAAGCCATTTTCTCTAACATAATCGGATTTATCGATAACGTTTTCAGCGGAAATTGGTCAGCTGCATGGGGAAATGTCGTCTCGATATTCGGCAACGTATTTGGTGAACTGGCCAACATAGCAAAAGCACCGATCAACGCTGTTATATCCGTCATAAATATGGTCTTGTCGAAGATCAACGAAATGAAGATATCTATTCCGGACTGGGTGCCCGGCGTGGGCGGCAAGACATTAGGCTTTAACATTCCGCAGATACCGATGCTTGCCACAGGCGGCATTGCAACAGCTCCGACACTGGCTATGGTCGGCGAGGGCGGAGAGCCCGAGGCCGTGCTGCCGCTGTCAAAGCTTGCTCAGCTGCTGGATGATTGGGATAAGAAGCCGAAGCCCAGCTCTGCCGGAGGCGGCGAGAGCATCGTCTTCTCCCCTGTGTTCAATTTCTACGGCGGTACACCGTCGCGCGAGGAAGCCATGGAAGCCGGCCGCGTAAGCTTTGCGGAATTCAAGCGCCTGTATCGGCGCATGAAGGATGAAGAGCGCCGCAAGCAGTTTTCCCCGGCGTAAGGAGGGCAGGCATGAGCACAACCTACACTACAAAGCAGGGCGACACCTGGGATCAGATATCCTATGCCATCTACGGAAGCGAAAAGTATATTGATTGGCTGATATCCAATAATCCTGCGCTTTTGGACAACTTCGTATTCTCTGCCGGTGTCACCCTGCAAACTCCGGAGCTGCCGGAGGATTATACGGCGATATCCGTTCCGGCGTGGAGGGTAAGCCCATGAAGCCACGCCAGGCAGAAGTAGACCTTTACTACAACGGAGCGGCCGTTAAAACGGTGATGGACGAATACATCACCGACATAAGCTACACAGACCCTGCCAGCGGCGCGGCCGACAGCCTGGATATATCTATCCACGACCGCGCCCGGCAGTGGATCACTGCATGGATGCCTATAAGCGGTGATACGCTGTCGGCAAAAATATCGCTCAGCGGCGATGATGCCGGCGGCATACCGCTTGACTGCGGCTTTTTCGTGCTTGATAAATTCGAGTTCGGCGGCTGGCCAGTTACAGGCACGATATCCGCGGTGTCCACACCTGCCGACGGCGGCTTTATGGCCACGGTGCGCACCCAGAATTGGGAGGGCGTCACCATAAAGGAAATAGGCACAGAGATTGCTGCGAGAGCGGGTCTAAAGCTGGCCTGGGACGTGTCCGGGGCGGATTTCATTATCAAGTCCGTCGAGCAATCGGAGCAGACCGACAGTGACTTTTTCTCAAGCCTATGCGAGACGTACGGCCTCGAGGTCAAGGTCTACAGGCAAAAGATCGTCGTATATGACCGCGAGGCATACAAAGGAAAAGCACCCGTCCGCACAATAGGTACCGAGTCGCTAATCTCGTGGTCATGGTCCAAGGACATGGCCGGAACATATACCGGCGGCGAGTATACCTACACCGATATATCCACAGAGGCGGACATCGCCGTTTCGATCGGTAACGGCAAGCGCATTTTGAAGCAGTCCGGCAAAGCCGACAGCCGAGCCGATGCGGAGCGGAAGATCCGCGCAGCAGTAAACAAGGCTAACCACGGCAGTACGAAGCTGAGCGCAAGCATCATCGGCGACGCGCAGCTTGTGTCGGCGCAGTGCGTTACCGTCGTCGGTATCGGCAGGCTATCCGGTAAATACTATATCGACAGCATTACGCACAACATATCCGGCAGCGGCTACACAATGGATTTGGAGATGTCTCTAGTCGAATCAATGTCCGACGAAGTCATGAAGGATTCGATAGGCCGCCTGTACGCTGTCGGTGTTATCACGGACATGCCTTACTGGATTGCCCGGTACACGCAGGTCAAGTACCTTGACGGTCTCATAGTCAATATGGCAACGGTCATTAAGGTCAACCGCGGCGGCAGCAGCATAAGCACCGTGTCTGCGGCGCTGGATGTGCTTACACAGTACGGCGTTGTAAACTCGCCGACATATTGGGCAGTAAAATACACACTGGTACCGGCGCTTGACCGGCTGATCATCAACGCAGCGAACGCGCTGACGGAGGGATAGCATGAATAACAACATCCGCATCGGGAAAATATCCGCCATTGATTACGCATCCGGGCTCGTCCGCGTCGTGTACCACGACAAGGACGATGCCGTAACCGGCCTTATTCCCCTGCTGTCAAGTGAATATTTTATGCCCCAGGTCGGCGATCAGGTGATAGTGCTGCATCTTTCAAACGGCACGGAAGCCGGTGTTGTCCTCGGCCGCCCGTGGAGCGAAAAAAACAAGCCGCCCGAGAGCGGAGAAGGCATTTACCGAAAGGAGCTTTCGCACGAAAACGGCAAAGCCTATATCCGCTATGAAGGCGGCATTTTAAAAATTCACGCAGACAGCATCGTCCTTAACGGCAATGTCACCGTGACCGGCAGTCTGACATCAAACGAATAAGGAGCAGCTATGATTGGAACATTGGGAACAAAAATAGTGTTTGAAGTCTCGGCCGAGCAGGTGCTCACATTTGAAAGTCTCAGCCGCGAGGTAGCCGGTCGCTGGGCGGCGCACGAGATACTCGGGGCAAAGCCTAAGACAGAATACCTCGGTCCGGCTGCCCAAACTGCAAGTCTGACCATCCGGCTTTCCGCAGCACTCGGAGTCAAGCCCCGCACGATGCTCGAAACTGTTGAAGAAATGGTCGAGAGCGGCGACGCGGAGTATCTGATAATCGGCGGCAAAATGATCGGCAGAAACCGCTTTTACATCGAAAGCGCGTCCGAGAGCTGGGATCGCATCTACAGCCGCGGCGAGCTGGCCGCAGCGTCGGTCACTTTGAATTTAGGTGAATATTCATGAACGACCTTTACGATTTTCAAATCGAATACACTTTTTCGGACAATAAGCTTGCCGATTTAGACCGCAGCATTTGTCTGTTGCTATCCACGCGCGCAGGGACTATACCGCTTGACCGCGAGCTCGGCCTGAGCATGGACTTCATCGACATGCCGCCGGAGACTGCAAAAAGCCTTTACACGGCGGAAGTGTCCGAAAAAATCGCAAAATTTATCCCCGGAGTACGGGTGAAAAGCGTTTCCTGGGATAAAGGAAACAACGGAAAAATGAAAAGCAAGGTGGTGATAACAGGTGTCTGAAATATCTGCGATCAAAAATACCCCCGATATATCTTTCATTGACGGGAAGACGGTCGACGATGTCCAGCGCGAGATGATAGCCGACTTTGAAGACTATATGACCCGCATCGACGGCAGGCCGGTCACCCTCGGCCGCGCATCGGTGCATAGGGCAATCATTAACGCGGCCGCCGTTCAGATCTATTTGGCCATGCAGTACGTTGACCGCGCCGGTAAGCAAAATCTTTTGAAGTATGCCTACGGCGATTTTCTCGACAACCTTGCACTGCTGCGCGGCGTAGAACGCACTCCGGCGACAGCTGCGACTACAACACTGAAATTCACTGCATCCGCCGCCCGTGCGTCCGCAATAAGCATACCGCAGGGTACTCGCGTCGCATCAGCCGGCGGCACGCTGTACTTCAAAACCGTCGAATATGCGGAGATCCCGGCCGGATCCACGACCGTTACCGTTGCGGCGGTGTGCACCGAAGCCGGAGCGGCCGCCAATGCGATAGCCGCCGGAGAACTGACGACCATCGTTGACCCCGTACCGTATGTCGCATCGGTCACGAACACGACCGATGCGGCAGGAGGAGCGGAGGTTGAAACCGACGACGCGCTGAAGGAGCGCATCTATCTCGCACCCGGTGCGTACTCCACAGCCGGAGCGGCAGATGCGTATATCTATCACGCGAAGCGGTACAGCGCGGCCGTGGGCGACGTTGTCGTGTCCGCAAATCACGATGCCGGTACTGTAAACATCGTATTCCTTAACAGCGACGGCACCGCGCCGGGCACGGAGATGATACAGGGGCTTACGGCGTACCTTTCCGCAAAAACCATCCGGCCGCTGACCGACAAGGTCGTTGTCGCCGCGCCGGCAAACGTAAGCTACAGCATAAGCCTGACGTACTACATA